TTTCAGTTGATTCTTCAGCAATGAACGAAAGTTTTCTGAAAAGATTAGCGAATGATTCTGAAACAGTTTCAGCTCCTTCATCGCCTTCGCCTTCTTTGCTTTCAGGACCTTCTTCACTTGCTTCGTCGCCATCTTCGTTAACAGTATAAGTGCCGCCCTTTGAACCTGCTTTAGCTAGTGCCATATCCTCTGATGCTTCTGCGTTTTCATCAGCAGTTGATTCTGCTTCACCTGAATCAGGAGCATTGTCTTCTGCTACTTCGAATTCCATTTGGTCTTCTGATTCTACTTCATCAACCATTTCTTTTCCGCTGCCCATTGAGCAGCCTGCTTCATGCACACCTTCATATGTGCCGCATTCGTTGCAAGTTGCTTCGTTAGAAGGTTGATCATAGTCACTGCATTCACAATCGCCGTCACATCCGCAACCTTTTTCACCGGCTGCTTCATGATTGCCATAAAGCTGTTCTTCGTCGCCTTCTTCATCAGCATAGTCTTCTGCGCCGGATGCTTCAACACCACTGAGCTTCTGCATAAGACCCATCATACCATCATGACCGTCAACTACACCAATGTCAATGCCACCTGCGCCAACTTCGTCAGGTGCGCCGTGTGAAGGTTGAACTGACATTGCACTTGAATGTGTGTCAGCATTGTCATCGCCGAATAGGCCAAGACCTGCGTTCTTTACGAATGCTAATAGATGTTCTGCTTCTTGGTCTTGTGCAGTGATAGTTACTGAGTCAGGTGAATTCTGTTGACCCTTTGAGATTGAAACTGAAAGGCCTTCGCTAACTTCTGTACCTTCGCTAAGAAGATTGCTGAGTTCACGGTCCCAAGATTCAAATGCATACTCATCAATCTTAGCATCATAACCAGTACGATCAGTGAAAGTCTTTCCACCTACTGCAAACTTGCCACCTTTTGGAGTCTTTGCAAGAGCAGCAGTGAAAGCATTCCCTTCATCCATTGCATCATCTGCCATACCACCAACTGTTGCGGCGGGCAAAGATGGGGCAGTTACTTTTGCAGCGATAGGTTCAAATGTACCGCTGCCCACGCCGCCCACTACTGTTGCGGTTTCATAAACGCCCTGACCATAGCATTCATCAAGACCTTCTTTGTAGCCCTCGTGATATGCTTTCATTTCTTCTAGGTCTTCGTATCTTTTGCCAGAGTGTGCGTGACCTCTTAGACCGTGTGATTTGCCCTCTAAGCGGGCTGCACTAATTCTGTGATTCATGGATTCATCTACCTTTTTCTTTTTCTTGTCGGCTGCTGCCTTTTTCATTGGTTCTTTCTTGTTACCATCTTTGTCTAGGTCTAAGAAGTCTGGCTTCTTACCTTCATTAACTTCTTTTACTCTAGCATATGCAGGAGCCTTTGATTTAGGATATTTCTTACCAATCAAATCTTTGTAGTTTTCTCTGTTAAATGCATTGTCGATAACTTCAACCTGAGACTCTTTACCCTCTAATGTTGTTGCACTACGACCAGCACCTAAGCCAGCGCCTTTAGTATCGACTCCGGATGACGATGGGATGTCGCCTTCCTTGACTTTCTTAGGAAGCTTACTTACCTTTTGTCCGTGACTTTTCTTGACAAACTCTTTTGCTACCTTTTGACTTACGCCAGTTTTCTTAGAAACATCTTTGTCATCGGCAGCAGCATACATTAACTTTGCTTGTTGCTGACTTGCAAACTTCTCGTCAAGTTGTTCTTCTTCAAGCTTACCTTGCTTTGCTAACTTAGCACGAACTGCGCCAGCTACTCGTTCACCGGCTTCTTTAGAACCGTAACGAGCACCAGCACTCTTTGCAATCTTAGCAAAGTTCTTGCCTGGCTTACCTTCGTCTTTTTCTTTCATCTGCATCTGACCCATTTGAGGTTGACCAGTTGCACCAGCTGGAGCAGGCTGACCTGCTGCCGGAGCTTGTCCTGGTTGACCTGGAGCTTGAACAATCTGAACATCTTTAGGATCTAGGGCCTTAAGCATGTTCTGAACGGCAGGATTATTGCTTGTAACAAATCCCATGCCAGCTTGCTTATTCTGCGGATCTAATACAGGAAGAGGCTTTGCGCCTGCAGGAATACTTTCAGAAAGTGCTTCAAACATATCCTTCAGTGATGCAATCTTATTAGAAACGTTGATAGGAGGAGTAGTCGAATCTTCATTCAACATTTTCTTCTTCGTTACCTTAGGTGCTGTAGCTTCTAATTCAGCTAGCTTTTGCATAATGTCTTTCATCATCTGCCTCCCATTGCGCCTGTTTGTGGCTTAGCAGGACGAGTAATCTTGCTCATTGGGCTTTCTTTGCCCATTGTTGCCATTTGTGTTTCTGGCTTAAAAGGATCAAACGCATTTGGAGTCTTCTTACCTTCGTAAGGAATATCAATTGTGTTGTCTTTCATTTGGTCTTTGATGCTATCAAGATAGCTATTGCCATATGCCTTAGCAGCTTCCTTAGCGCCTGGCTGTTCTTCAAGTTCTGTGTGATCTAGTACAGGACTATGTGAAGCTTCGTTAGCGTAGCCTTCACTCTCACTATTAATGCTGTCATCAAAGTTTGTACTGACAACACGAACCATGTTTACATTATATCCTAGCAACTGCGCAATTTGCTGAATCATTGGTTCAGTAGCAGGATAACGGAACTCTGCTTTAATGATGTGAACTGGTTCGTTCACTAGATCAGGAAAACCATATGGGCTTTTCTGAATAGGTGTAGATACCGGATCAGAAATCTTGATAGGATCGAACTTCTTTAGATTGAACTTGAACATGTCAAGGAAGTTCTTATCAACGTTTCCGGCGACCTTAATAGTGTAATTGTAAGTGTGAACACTTTCAACGATATATTGTTTTAAACTGCGCATATAGGATCCTTGAATATCTTTATTATATATTTATCATTGCTCGTTATTTTTAGTGTTGAACATCTTGAGCAATTCATTGCGGTCTAGTGATTGACCTGCTCCTAAAGGAGTATTCTCAATTTCCTCAGTTTTAGCTGCATTCTTAGCATCTAACTGTGCTTTCTTCATCTGTAAATCAAGCATTTTGAGCTTCTTGTTAATCTTTGCGGTCTTTGCAGTAATAGCATGACCGAGCATACTACTAGCACTGTTGAAGATTTCTGAGCTAAAACGAGACTCAACTTGCATACCTAAATCCATCAAGTCCTTATAACTTGATGTAGCCATCTCAGCTAGTTCATCCATCTCACTATCAGCCGCTTCTAAACCACGAACTTGAGGAAGTGCTGCTTCTATTTTATCTAATGTACTAAGTGCGTTTTCAGTAACTTCTTCCGTTACATCAGGCAATGGAATAGTTAATTCGTTATCATCACCTGATGCTAGCTCAAATAATTCTTCAAGTTTCTTAGTCATGCAAGTATTTAGCGTTACTTACGTCCATTATAAAAGATGTCATCTTCGGTGATGACTCTAAACGTTAATCCGTTTGCCCTACAGTAAGCATTAGCTGCTGCCCATTTTGCATGATTCACTGCAACTATTGCCATGGTTCTTGCATTAGCTCTCTTGCTTTCAATAATGCTTTCTTTTTTTGGTTTGATTTCGACAACTTCAGCAACCTGCTGACCTCTTTTGTTTTGGTATACTACAAAGAAATCTGGGATATAGATAGTTGGTTTGCCGGTTAGGGGGTGTTTATATGGCACTTTAATAGATTCGCTTGCCCAGTATATGATACTATCATTGTTGTCACAGAACGTCATGAATGTAAGTTCCCATCCTGATCTATATCTAGGAGTATGTTTACCTACATATTTTTTAGGGTTCTTTGGGGTATAGAATCCTTGCGCCCACTTACCCACGTTATAGTACTACGTTTCTTAACACCGCTTGATTGGGTTTTGGGACTATACCTATGCCGTATAGTGATGATCTGAGTCTAAACGTATTTAAATAGTAGCACATTACTTTATTCAACTCTAGTTCGTTGTTTACTCCTTTTAAGATTTCTAGTAAAGACAGTACATTGTATCCGCCTTCTTGAGCAATCCTAAATAATAAACTAGTAAAGTTTTCTGCAATTATTCTACTTTTTGAGGTACCTCTAAAGAATGATAGTACTACATCGTATTCAGATGCAGGTACTACCAGCTTAGTGCTGTAAAAATTATCGAAAATTCGTACGGTTTGATCTGCCGTTCTAACTGATGAAATAGCCATAATATTATTTAGTCGTTTAAACTATCGTTGTACCCGTAAATTCTGGTTCACTCGTGAATCCAGAGAAGAATGGGGGATTAACTAGGTTTGCACCGTTATATTGAGTTCCGGCTGTAGTTAAGTTAGTGTTAACTGCTGGAGGCTGAGTAAGTGCGCCAATAACGGGTGCTCCAGCTGTACCTACAGTTCCTGGGCTCATACCGGCAGTTGGGAAATCAAACAACGTATTTCTAGCGTTTGGAGTATTTTGAATTGTATTTCTGAGCATTGCATCTAATTCTGCTTTTACCGTAGTTTTTACGTTAATATTCTTAAATGTGTTGTAAGCTGTTCCAGCAGTTTTAATAGCGCCCAAAATATTGCCCTCGCCTAATGCTTCAATAGTTCCACCCACTGCATCAACAAGTCCGCCTTGACCCAGTATAGTACCATTTGCACCGGGTGCAGAGATAGGGCTTACCGCTGTATCGTAGTTTGCAGTGTCTCCGAATCCTGTAACAATATCACCAGGTGTTCTACCATCTAATGCACCGTAGTTGTATACTACCGTTTCATAGTCGATAGTCATTCTATTCTGCATGACGCCGCCGCCTTCAGAGTAGTTATATGTGTCATGACCGAAAGAGGTTATGACAGGATTTACTAACGAGTATGCGGTAAAGTTATGTTGATTGAATCCGAATACAGTGATATTCTTAAAGAATGGAATCTTTTTACCGTCGTTACTAGTAGAGCCTCCGGTAAAGCCCCAATCATCATCGCCGCTGATTGAAGTGTCATATATATTATTACTGTTGTATGATTTACCACTTGAACTACCGGAGCCGCCTCTATTGCCAGCAAATACTATGCCTGGTTTATTAGCGTCATTGTAGTAGTAAGTATAATATGCTTCCCAAAGCTTTGTGGCTTGGTTGTTATTATCATCATGGAATGTTATTTCAATAGGTTCGTATCTTATTTTAGTCTGCACGATACGTTTTCTATTATATTGGTTTAGCTGCTGAGTTTGAACACTAAATGAGGGCAACTTTACTTCTTTAACCAATAACCCGTAGTTCCCTTCGCCGGAATATGCATCGGGGTTGATGTCAAAGTATGTGTGAAAGAGGAACTTAAGTTTAGGTGCATTCTGATACGAATTCGTTCTGAATGTTTTAGAAGCGTGGGTATAGTCTCTGAGGTAGTCGCTGCCGAAGAAAGCTCCGGCAGCGTCCTGTAATAAACTTTGACCCCAATTTCCTAGTGACATTAATTTGTCCTAATTATTAGGTAGTAGCGCCGATACCTGTAACAGAAGCGCCACCGAATGCACGACCAACAGAAGTACCAACACCTGATTGAAGAGGTGATTGAACTGCGTTATCGTAGGCGATTGAAAGTGCCATTGTTACTGCTTCAGAAGTACCATAGTTAAGTGCGTTATAGTTAACTGACTTCAAGAAGCAGCCATATAGTTCCCAAGTTTCAAGAACAGTAGGAGCTAGTGCGCCGTTACCACCGTCGAGAATTTCAACGTTTGTTTGGAATTTGTAGTCTTGACCAGTTGCAGCAGATGCCTGCTCAACGAAATCAAGTTGCTTCTGTAGCTGTTGACCAACTGCTTTCGAAACGGTTCCTGAAGCATCGTCACGAATGTTAACAGACATATCTGCCCAAGTATGTTTACCTGCCAACTTTAAAGTTGAGTTATATATCTGAATTGGAATTTCAGCGAATGAGAGGTTTGGTCGTGAGCAGTCAATTACTTGCTTAGTCAACTGAAGTCCACTATCAGAATCAACCCCAAAGTTCAAAAAGTTAACTCTGAAGCGGAATTGAAGTTTAGGCATTAGTAGACCTTGGTTGCCACCCGCATTATCAGACGCTACGGTCATATTGAACAATGATTGTGAGGCTGTTGCCATTTTATATTCTCCTGTAAAAGTATTTATCTTTTTAAAGTGAGGGGCCGTTATGACCCCTCACCTTACTTATTATGCGCCGCTCAACTCACCGGTGTTCAGAACACGAACCGGAATGTAGATGAATTCAATTGCCTTAACAGGTTCAATTGCAACGTCTACCCAAAGTTCATTTCTATCGATACGAGCCGGAGTGTTGTTTGACTCATCACAAACTACAAGATAGTCATAGAGACCTCTCTTAGCGACTAGGTCGACCATTAGAGTTTCTACGACACCTGCAATCTGCTGTCTTGTAATCGAGTCATTTGGTTCGAATACGAAAGGACGAGCAGCAACAGTTAGCTGTCTACGGATATAAGCAATAAGTCTTGCAACGTTAATTCTGTCAAGTGCAGAATTTGATGCAAAGCTTGACTTGTTACCATAGTTAAGCAATCCGTTTCCAGTGAAGAAGACCATTGGGTTAATCTGATTCACATACAATACGTCACGAATACCGATTCTAGTCTTGATTACTTGGAATTCACCAGTTATTGAGTCTACGTAACCAATATTAGTTGCGTTATCGATGATACCACGACGAGTACCAGCTGGTGCAAACCAAGGATAAGCAACATTGTCATTACGAAGAATTGTTCTGATCATCATGTGTGATGAAGGAACTGCAACTAAATTGCCATTCAAGTCCGGTGCAATACCGCTTGGGTAGAATAGACCCATATAAGTACTGCGAGATACTAGCCCTTCTTCGCCAGTCGATGTTGCGCCAGCAGCATTAGTTGCCCATGCTTGAATTGCTGTAGCATCATCCGGGAGTCTCATTGGAGTATCACCGATAATGAATCCTGTTTCTCCACGGTCAGCGTTCAACACAATCATGTTAGGCTGAAGTTCAGGATAGTTGGGGCAAGCAATGAGGTTGAAAGTATTATCTTCATCACGAATTGCAGTGTTAGTGTCAACTGCTGATCTTAGTGCCTGAACTACCATGTTACGCTGTGCCTTACGACCCATATAAGGAGAACCGTTAGACTGTAGACCACTTGCCGTTACCCATGCATCCTTCTCTGTTGGTAGAGTTTCATCAGGGAAGGTGTCGTTGTTAAAGTAGTTTACACGATACTGCTTAACGTTATAGCCTGAACGACGAGTGTTAAACAGTAGCATACCTACCGGATACGCAGTGTTTGACGGAGCATCCAAATCAAGATAGTTGCTAGTTAGCAAGCTTGTGATTGATGGAATCGGATCGTTAGCTGGGTTCGTAGTTCCGTTAGTTGCCCAACGTGCATCAGCAAACAATACACCAGTAGAACCTGTCTGATCGGTGTTGTCAATAAGAACCCATCTATCAACAGTGTCTACTGACTGCCAACGATTGATGATTGGATAGTTTTCAAGATCACTTGTATCAATCCAAATATCACCGTATACGAGTGCAGTACCATCGCTCTGAGTCGTTGGTTCACTTGCGCTTACTAGTGGTCCGTTAGGATCAGTTGCATTAGAGCCGCTTGGCTGAGGGAAACCACTACTATCGTAATTGGTATTTTTATATCCGCGCCATCCTGCTGAAGTGTTGACCATAATATCAACTTCGTCAATTACTGAGAAGAACCAATTAGTATTGTTTACCGGAGCCTCAACCGGAGCACCTTCATTGGCTGTCATCGAGAATTCTACCCAGTTTGACAAGCAAGTAGAATACTCAAGTGCGCCTGAACCACTCTTATAAACGAGTTCTGTTACGTTACCGCTACTGACTGCATTAACAACACAAATCAAATCATTAGTAGGTGAAGCTCCACCTAATGCAGATCCTAAGAACGTTACCTCATCACCTACTGCATAACCACTTCCGTCATTTGCAAACGAAGTTGGATTAATCAAGTAAGTTTGATAGTAGTTTTGTACGTTAATCTGTAGACCAGTACCTACACCAGTAGTTGATGATGCCGTCGGTTGATAGTTAGTAACTACGAATGGTCCTTCTTTAACACCGATTGTAGTTCCAATGATGAAGCCTGCTTCTTGAATCCAACCGTTACTGACTCCAGCGCCACTAATGTCTTCTAGAATAATGCAACCGCCCTCAGTGTGAGTAAGTTGCAACGCATCGGAATCTGTAACAGTACAAGTAGTGAAAGGAATTCCGGCAGCAGACCAAGCAGTAACAACGTCAGTTGTAGTAGCATTGTCTGGAATGGTCACTGTGTAAGTTGAGGACAGTGCTGATGTTCCTGGAATAGTAGTATTCACTGAAACAGTGTATGGTCCGTTAGGGAATGTTGGATTCAACACCGAACCAGTAATAACAGTTGGACCAGTTGCAATTCTTTCCCAATAATATACTGGTGCTTGTATGTAAGAATTAGGAACTACCCCGTTATAAATAGTGCCGCCGCTATTGAAGTAGTACTGTCCGTAAACAGTTCCTGCCGGAATATTTTTCCCGCCGCCTGCATCTGACCCAGCAATTGCTAGCCAATCTGAACGACTATAGCCTACTGTCTTAGGAACCCAAGAAGAAGTAGTAGAGTTCCACTCTGAAATTGCAGAGTCTAATCCATTGCCTGCAGCACCAATTTTGATCCATACTGAGCCTGATGGTCGAGGGGTAGTTTGTCCAGCTTGCCATAGTGGCTGCTGAGAAGCTACACCTAAAAACAGACTTGTTTCATAATAGGGGGTTTCCAAAATTCCTAAATCAGCCAAAAGTGTTTCTGAAGCACTTGATGCAGTAATGAACGGGACCGTATTACTATACTGTTGATTAAACTGTGCTGAATAGATAACAAGCTTGCCACCGATAACATCTGCTGAGATGAATGGATAATCAAATGCATTGATAGCTGCTGCCATAACGCTTACTGTGTTGTTTGGCGCTTCATCGACTTCGACTTCTAACACATATTGGTCGTTGATGTTAAGAGTCAATACATCACCTTCAGTCAATGTTGGGTCAGCCTCTGAAGCTTGAATTGTTGGCCAAGAACTAGCCCAGTCTGCTGATCCAATACGTACCCATTCATTACTAGGTGTCTTATAGAAGAACATTCCTGCAGTAGATGCACTTGGATAATCGTATGTAGGAATTGCAACAACTGCATAATCACCTATTTGTCCTACGCTAGGAATAGGAACATGACCGGTAACTTGATCAGCAGAACTGATTACGATTGGAGATTGTAATACAAACTGACCAGTTGTTGAATCGAATTCATAGATACCCCAAGTTGAAGTCGTAGTGTCGAGCCAGTAAGCACCGTTGTCTGGGTTACCAGTAGGACGTCCTGTTTGACCTACAAGACTTGCAAGATCAATGTCTGCTCTCATAGTGAATACACGGTTAGTAATACCTAGTGCAGAGTAAGCAGCAAGCAGACCGTATTCATTGAGTTCGTAACCCTGAATCGGTGTACCGTTTGTAGTTTCGTAGAAGAATGGAGTACCGTAGAGAGTGACTAGATCACGCTGGCTAGTAACCTGATAGAGCTTGCCGGCGTTAGCGGCTGTTGTGCCAACTGCTACTGCTGTTCCAGTAGGATCAGCTTTGTTTTGAGCAGTCGCAAGCACAATAAGAGGGATTGTGTTGGTTGGGGCTGGAAGATACTGAGACTCATCGATTACTGTAACTTCTACACCTGGAGATACTAGTGCCATATTCTTTTTTTCCTTTGTATGATTCTGAGGTTTACCACCTAAACCCAGAATACACTTCTCTGGGCTTGTAACTATATTTATAAAATAAATTAAAAAAGCTGGTATAGGGGGACCTTTAAAGGTAAAAATCAACTAAATAGTTGATGCCTCTACAACGACCAATCTGTAAGGAATGCAATAAGAACTATTGCGCTATAAACTATATCCGCAATGGTAAAACCTATTACCGACGCATATGTGATAACTGTGGGAAGAAGAAGGCTAAGAAGAAACCTATTGTACCCAGTTGGGAGAAGGCTGGATATAAAAAGAAACCGCACTGTGACTTGTGCGGCTTCAAAAGCTTATATCCTAGTCAGATGACTGTCTTTCACATTGACGGTGATTTGAACAATGTAGCATTCAGTAATCTACGAACCATATGTCTCAATTGCATCGAAGTCGTTAAGCGCAAAGAGGTTACGTGGAAGAGGGGTGACTTAACGGTTGATTATTGATTCCATCTGCTTGTGTAGATGGTCAATCATTCCGTTATTGTCAATGTGGTAATCGTAGTCTAGCCCAACACTGCTATATTCGCTAGCATGAACATTATGATTCTGTTCTAGCAGGTCTTTAAGATATGTTTTATCTTTGTCGTTATCCGCATCATTATGCAATTCTGCTATTACAAGCCAATCAGGATCCTTACCACGATGAGTTCTAAGAGTGATGCCACCTGCATTCTTGATAGCGGCTACTTCGTTGCCGAACCGACAGTCAGTGATTACGATATCATCCTTAATGCCCTGCAAACGATTCTCTACGCTTGCTACCCAAATGTCATTATGAAAACTTTTGCGGGCAACATCTGTTCCCCACTGTTGTAATACCCAACGGGGAGTCAAATTGGGGATGCCCAATCGTTCTGCCCACCAAGTGTCAACTTCTTCTCGCCATTCACGGCTGGCTTTAGTTGAGCCTTCTAGAAGTTCACGGTCCCAGTTAAAGATGACTGCAACAGCATCCTTAAGTGTACCAGCAAAGCTCATGCGCTTGAATCCGTGAAATGTGCAAAGATAGTCAGCGGCTGTGTCTTTGCCGCTACCGATGAGTCCTGTTATTCCTATTATCATTCTTACACTATAACATAAGAAGTGAGTGTTGTCAAGCCTTAACCTTGCACCCAAGTGAGAGGCTGTGAATAATCTACGTAGGCTTTCAATTCCATTATCAATCGCTCTTGGTCTGCTTTGGATTCAGCCTTCATAGCAGCACCATTCAGTGACGTTCCGCCACCAGGACCTGCAATTGATTGAAACTTCTCACGAGCTTCACCAATGATGCCTTTAAGCACTGCTAGGATATAGTCGCCAATCCAAACCCCTGCGCCAGGATCCTGTAGCAATTCTAGTTCAGGACGCTGTACATCTGCCCAAATAAGAATGCGTTCGCCGGTTCCTTTGAAGTCTCTAGTGACCTTTAGCAACTTACTAACCGGGTTAAAGGTATATGTAAGATAACCACCAAACATACGTGCTGTAAGTTCTACGTAGCCTGCATAAAAATCGTATGTAGCAAGACCACCGGTATAGTTATAATTCAGTAGATAGGTATTGAGAATTGCACTTGAGAACGGGTCAAATGACGTTGAACTTGGACCTGTCTCAAGCCCTACTGTGCGTCTGAACAGGGATCTTACGTTGATGAATTCGCTGGGCAACGTGTATTCATACACGTTCTTCTGTACGGTGAAGAGAGTGTAGGATTCGATGTT